CCAGGCCAGGGGTGAGCGGGTCGTTGGCCGGGCCGCGCGTGAGCGCCTGGAAGCCGCCGCAGTCCAGGGCGGCCTCGTCGGTGACCCAGCCGGGGCCTGGCGTCGGCGTGATGAACACCGCCCGGTCAGGGCCGATGTCGGTCATCTCCGGGCCGGGGAACAGCGGCCAGGTGACCTCCTGGATCTCGCTCCACCCGAGCGCGGTGATGAAGTCCATGTAGAGCTGCACCTTGGCGACCGTGGGCACCGGCTGCGGGTAGGTCATAGCCGCCCCCGCAGTGCGTGCGGCTCGTTCTTGCCGGGGATGACCATGACCTTGCCGTGCCGCATGAAGTAGACCGTCAGCCCGGCGGCCAGGCGGGCGCGGAGGATGGCGCGGCTCTTGACCCTCAGCTCTTCTGCGGTCAGCCGGGCCACCTTGGGCGGCCGGTCGTAGATGGTGCGCCCGCCGATGGTCACCGAGGGGTGGCCGGACTTGCGCAGGTCGCCCCACTCGCGCGGGGCGTGCGCCTCCACCTCGTCGCTCATGTGCTCGGCGGCATTCTCCATCGCCTGCCTGCCGCCGTCGTGGAGCACGCCCCTGGCGTACTCGGCCAGGTAATCGCGGAAGTGAGCGTACAGCGGGCCTTCCAGGTACTTGGCCTCACCGCCGCGCGGGTGATGGAAGTCCAGGTGCTCGTGCTGGTAATGCGCGTACACCTGGTCCACGACGCAGTGTGCGGTGACGGGCTCGCCGCGCCCGGTGGTGGTGCGCAGCTCCTCGATGCGCTCCATGAAGGTGCTGGTCATCCCTGGTACACCGTCCCGCCGAGGAAGTCCCCGCCGCGCGGTGCCCAGTTGGTGCCGGTCGGTACGTCCGACTCCAGGTCCCCGGTGAGCGGGTCGATGCGCGTGTTGGAGTCGTTGCCGTTGAAGATCCTCGGGATGCGGTTGATGACCTTCCCGATCTCCTGGTCAATGCCGCCTGCTACCGCCGGGTCCAGCCTGATCTTGCCGTTGCGCGCGTCCTGGAGGACCGACAGGGCGTCCTTGTACGCGATGTAGGCCGGGTGATCGACAGGCACGGCGCGGCCCTTGAGGTACGTCCGCCAGGCGTAGAACGAGGCGAGGTCGAGCGTGAGGCTCTGGAAGATGTCCGGGGCGACAGCCTGCGGATTGGAGCCGTCCATGATCGTGCCGAAGTACACCGATACCCGGTTGCTGGCAGCCGTGAGCGCCAGCGTGAGCTGGACCGGAGTCAGCTCAGCCGGGGAGCCGATCCCGCCGTCCGTGCTCTGGAGCACGTTCGTTAGGTCGGCCACTGAGGCGTACAGGGTGGGCACGGTCTACGGCACCACCCACGCGAGCACGAAGGCCGCGAACGCGGCGAAACCCCACGTCCAGGGGCTGGCGTCCAGGAGGCTGTCGCCGTTGGCCGCGAACGCGGCGATGATGAACAGGATGCCCGAGAACAGCAGCATCCACCAGGCGTGCGTGGTGCGAGGGACCGGGCCGGGTGCGACGGGTGCCATGTCAGCCTGCCTGTCCCCACGAGTAGGGCGAGGTGTGGCCGGACTGCCCGGCCGCCAGCGACCCGGCGCCGAGCGAGTCGGAGCTGCCGGGGATCTGGTTCTGAGCGCTCAGCGCGATGACCTTGCCGGACAGCGCCGTGGCCAGGGCCGAGCCGTTGGGCACGTCGATGATCACGCCGCGCATGAGCTGCACGGTCACGCCGTCGTAGACGACGGTGGTGTTCGAGGTGACGAGCTGCGGGTTAGCTGCCATGTCAGTCTCCTGTCTCTGCGTGGTCTGCGTCGTCGCCTGTCTCGTTGCCGGGCAGGGGCTTGAGGTTGCCGTTGCCGCCGCCGTAGGCGAGGTACAGGGCGCTGTCGGGCACGACCGCGACTAGCGTGCGAGGGGCTACGAAGTACTGCTCGTGGTCCCAGGTGACCCAGATGGGGGCCTGCACGACGTATGTCTGCGGCGCGGCCATGGCCTAGTTGCTCACCCCCGTGCCGAGCCCGGACTGGCCGAGCTGGGCGTGCTGCGCGAACGGCAGGGCGGTGTACGGGTTCCAGCCCGCCGCCTCGGCCTGGGTGTTGGAGGCGTAGTAGCCGGGCGTGTAGCCCTCGTCCTCGGGGTTGGCCCACACCCAGCCAGGGGCCACCGTGTAGAGCAGAGTGATCGAGCAGCCCGGCGGGACGTCGATGCTGAAGGTGTTGGAGACCGGGTTGCCGGAGACGCCCTGGGCCAGGGCGGTCCAGACCCAGGTCGGGGTCGCGACCGTGTAGGTGATCGAGATCGTGCCACCGGCCGGGACGACGTACGTGCCCGCTGCCGTGCCGACGCCGGAGCCGTTGACGGTCACAGCCGTGATCGTCGCGCCGTTGGCCGCGATGACCACCTGAACCGGGAAGACGGCGGTGTTGGGCGCGGTGACCGTGGTCGCCGGAACCGCCGGGGTGTTAACCGCAGGCGGGTTCGGCTGGGTGACCAGGATGGTCTGTGTCGTGCCGGTGCCGTTCAGCGTGACGTTGACGTTCTGCCCGGTCGGGTTGGCCGTTGCCGTGCCGCTGGCCGGGACGGCGGGCGCTGTGACTGCCATTTCTGGCCCTCCTAGTTGCTGATGGACTCGTGGCCCACGTCGTCTTGGCCTGCTACGTACGCGCGCAGGACACCCGCACCGTTGAGCGCGGTGTACAGCGCGCTCGGCGTGCCGTTGTCGAGCACGATGGCCGATCCCTTGGTGATCGTCGTCGGCCAGTCCTCGGCCCCGGCGCTGATCGCCGTGTTGCCGAACCCGGCCGCCCCGCCGGTCCCCGGCTCTCCGGCCACCACCGTCGCCACGGTGCCGCCAGCGATCTGGACAGTGGCGGTGAGGACGAACTTGTTCAGGGTGACAGCCATCGAACCTCCCTCAGTTCGTCGTCGGCGGGTTGGCTTCCTGGGCGCTCAGCGTCGGCGTGGCCACGGCCACTGAGATGGCCTTGGCCGTCGCGTGGGCACTGGCAGTCGGCGTGATGCCGACCGAGGTGCCGGTGATCGGCGCGACTGCCGTCACCGTCTCGGACAGCGCGGCGTCGTTGATGTACAGGAGCTGGCCCACCGTGAACTGGGTGCCGCCGGAAGCGAACGGCAGCGCCGTCGCCCCCAGCGTCAGCAGCGCGTTGGTGGTCAGCGGGCTGGAACCGGCGCCCATCGTCATCGGCCACTCGCAGCCTGAGCAGACGAAAAACAAGTCGTCTGCCTGGCCGACCATCATCCTGGCCACGCGGCATCGCGGGCAGCGCACGAATGCGTTGACCGGTACGTCCGTGCCAGTGCCGATCCAGGGCATGTTGACCTACTTCCGCCCGGCGTACGGGTCCGGCAGGCCGAGCCCGGCCTGGTGCTTGACGGCAGACACCATGTCCTGGTCCGCGCCCTGGCGTACCTGGTCCCGGGCGAGCTGTCCGCCGGGCAGGATGTCAGCCGCGTCCTCCGACGCTGACGCCCTGTTCTCCATGCCGGGGACCGGCTGAGCCGACTCCGGCACAGACATCTCCGTAACCCGGGTGCTGCCAGCCGGGTCCGGCCTGGGCAGGTCGGTCCCGGGCGGGGGAGCAGACGGGCGGAACACCGGGCCGGACAGGTAGCTCGGGTGCGGGCGGGGGACGTTGTTGGCGTCCACCTCGTTCTTGGGGCGGATCACCGACACCCGCCTGCCGTCCTCCGGCCCGTGCCTCATGTAGAGCGCGGCTTCCTCGTCGGTGAGGTACACCGTCTCGCCAGGCGGCACCCGGTCTGTCTGCTTGTCCGGGTCGTTGCGCCGGGGCAGTGACAGCCAGGCGAGCGCGATGTACGGCTGGCCGATACGCGCCGCCGCAGAGTGCGGGTTGGCCGCGCTGATCTTGCCCAGGAGACGCTCGTACGTCTTCTGCTCAGCGGCGGACAGCCCGGCAACCTTCGGCTCCTCCGGCGGCGCTTGCGTCTTCTCTGCGGTCTCGGTCAACTCAGACTCCTGAAAGCAGGGCGATGGCAAGCGGCTGGTCCAGGCCGATGGCCGAGGCCCGCTGCGTGTCCGACCGCCAGGTCTTGCGCGGCTCGTCGCGGTAGAGGGGACCTGCCAGGAACGGCAGCTCGTCGGCGTAGAAACCGGCGCGCTGGCGCTGCATGACGATCGCGTTGCCCGGGGGCACCTGGCGCGAGACCAGGACGTCCAGGTTGAAGATCTTCTGCGGCAGGACGCCCGTGTACTGGAGGTTCTCCGACGCGATGTCACCGATGTACGGCGCGGCGAACGTGCTGCTCTGGAGCAGCGTGTTCTTGGTGCCGTGGTTGATGATCAGCGTGTCGGCCTCGAACCCGAGCCACTGCGTGACGCCCGAGGGCGACACGATGTTGGCGTTCTCCACCAGGTAGCACGCCTGGGCCAGGTCCGCCCTGATGGTCGCGCTCGCGCTCGACCACGGGTTGGCCACGGCCAGGGTCTGGATGGATGCGTTCGCGACCACCGCCGAGTAGAAGGCGGTGTTCCACGAGTACACCATCGTGTTCTTGACCTGGAGGAGCTGGCGCGTCACCGGGTCGATGGCCTGCCTGCGGCGCATCTCGTCGGAGACCATGATCGCCATCGCCCGCTCGTGGCTGAACACCACGCGCGGGTTGCCGATGGACGTCGGCACGACGGGGACCTCACCGAACTCCGACCGGATCTCGGGGAAGTCATCCGCGTACAGCGGCGTGCTCTCCGAGTACCGGACGGCGCCGCTCGGCGCTGCCCCGCCCATGCGCAGCACCGAGTCCATGATGAACTCGTTCTGCGTGATGTCCAGGATGAGTGCTGGGATGACCAAGGGGTCCTTCAGCAGCTCGTTGACGGTTACTCTCGGAGCATCCGAGTAACCTCTAGCGCCCGTGGGCATTGGTCACTCCCTCGCTTCTGTTTAGAAGACCCTCGCGCGGCCGAAGAAAAAGATGGCCGAGCCCTGTCCGCCGATTGCCTGCGTGAGCATGGCGGTCGCAACGCCGCCGGGGTGCGTGCAAACACCGACCACCTGGTCGGCCGCCGGGCCAGCGCCTGCGGCAACGACGCTGCCGTTGTTGGCGCTGCCGATGAGCAGCTTCTGGCCCTCCAGGACTTGCCCGGCGTACCAGACCCACATGTCGTAGCCGCCGTTGTAGACGGCGATGTAGTCGGTCAGCACGCTGATGTCGATCAGCGGCTGGCCGTAGCTGTTGGGCGCACCGGTCTGCGCCGACAGCACGTTGCCGTCGTTGCCCGCGACGCCGATGACCGTGACGGACGCCGACAGCGCGGGCTTGACCGTCAGGTCCGTGGTTCCGGCCGTGGGCGTGGTCGGCTGGACGAACTGGCCGCCGTAGATCAGCGTGGAGACCTGCTTGTTGGCGGGTCCCATCTTGTAGTGCGGCAGGGATGCCGACATCTGCGTGGTCTCCTTCTCAGGTGGTGTTGCTAATGCCGGACGCCTCGCCCAGCGTGTCGTGTGTTCCGCTGGCCGCGTGCGACCCGTTGACTCCCAGCGGGTTGTTGACCGTCCGCAAGTTCGACGCCCCCACTGCCGCGATCTGGGTCGCGGTCATGTGCGCCACGACCCCCTTGCGGTACTCCAGCGGGCCGATCCTGACCGTGTTGATGATCAGGTTGGGGGTTGTCGTCTGTGGCATGGCTCAGATACCGACCTGCGAGCGGTACCGGTCCACGACGCTGCGGCGCTCCTGCTCGGCGTGCTGGCCCGTGACAGGCTCGTCCATCGCGGTGCCCAGCTCCACCGGGGACTCCAGGCCGAGGCCCTGGAGCACGCCGCCGAACGCCGTGAGCACCCGGCGCATGATCAGGCCGCTGTCCGCGTACTGGCCGTTGGACAGCTCGACCGTCCGGCCGGTGCCCTCCAGCAGCGGGCGGGCCAGCTCGGTGATGAACGGCGGGATGTTGTGCTTGCTGGTGAACATCCGCTGCTCGTTGATGAACGCCTGCTTGTCGTGCTCGCCCTGGAGCACGCTGAGCTGGCGCTCGGTCTCCGCGACCCGGTAGTTGGCCATCTCGATGGCGTCCATGCCGTAGCCGTTCGACAGCCCGGCGCCGACGAGCTGCTGCTGCTGCTGCTGCGGCTGCTGCGGCGTGTCCCCGGTCTCGATCTCGTACTCGGCCTGGAGCGCGGCGAACTCGTCGTCGGTCATGGAGTCGATCAGCGTGACCAGATCGTCTTCGGTCAGCTCGTCGGCCGTGCCGCCGCTGCCTGCACCCAGGCTCGCGCCAGGGGCTGCGGCCAGCATCGCCTCAAGCTGGTCGGTGTCCAGCTCCAGCAGCCTCGCCAGCCGGGCCGACTTGTCTGCGTCAAGTTCCGGCATGATGATGCCGCCTTCCTGTGACTCTCCGGCGAATGTCGCCGCTGATAGGTCGATGACCACATCGGGCCGGTTGGACATCTGGATCTGCTCCCACGCACCCAGCCCGGTGATGCGCGGGTCCAGCGTGCCGAGCACATGCTGGATGGCGGCGGGGTAGTACTCCCCGTCGCTGCGTGCGTAGTCCTCCACGATGCGCGCGGAGACGCCAAGATTGGGATTGGTCCGCAGCAGCGTGTTGCCCTCGGACGTGACCTGCGCCGTGACCCACAGCCCGTCCGGCTTGACGTCCACGCCCGTGATCCAGCCGCGCGTGCGCTCCGGGTCGTTGGTATGCGTGTTGGCCGCGTCCGCGAGCTGGAACGGCACCTGGTCATAGGCGCCCGACTGGAACGCCTGGGCCAGGCCCTCCAGGTACGGCTTGTCGAAGTGGAGCATCCGCCCCTTGTACTCGACCTCACCGACCGGCAGCACGCGCTTGCGCCAGACGCCGGGGCTGACGGCCTGCGCGGCTGCACGGCTGAACGGGGTGCGGATCTCGGCTGGCATCGGCTAGCCCCCGAACGATCCGGCGGTCTTGTTCTGCGCCCGCTTGGCCATCGCCATGGCCACCTTGGGCGAGACGCCCTTGGCGGTCAGCTTCTTGTAGATCCCCTGGCCTCGCGGATTCAGGCCGTTGTCGCCGCCGCCGCCGTTGTCAGAGGCGTCGTCGGCGTCGTTGTCACCGGCCAGGCGGATGGCCTCGACACCGTACTGCTGCATCAGCGGGGTCTGTACCGGCGCCGGGACCAGCGGCTGTGCCGCACGGTCTGGGGTGACGGTCGTGCCGTTGTACACGCCGATCATCTCAGCCAGGGCAGCGCGCTGGCTCCGGCCCGGTGTGAGATCGTGCCCGTCCACGACGGACTGCCAGGTGCCGTCACCACCAGGGCGGAGCATCCCGATCTCGGTGGCGCCCTGACGATGGCGGATAACTGCCGAGCCGTCAGGCTGGCGGGCCACCATCAGGTCCCCGTGGGTACGCACGGGCATGCGCCGGGAAAGGCTGATACTGCGGCCCTGGCCGTTGGCCAGGCCCAGGTTGGGCGATGCGCCGCGCACTGTCAGCGGAATGGTGCCCGAGCCCTTGGGCAGGTGCGGCTGCGGGGTGCGGAGCTGCTCCGGCTGTCCGGGCGAAGTAGTGCCTGACGCCCCGCCGCTGATCGCGAAATCAGCGTCGTCCGACTTGTACCCGCAGCGAGGGCACATTGCGTCTGCCATGTCGATGAGCCTTCCTGCGGTGTTGGCGAGCCCGTACGGGTTGCCCTGCTTGGTCTGGCCAGCGAACCCGCCTGCCTTGAGCACTTGCGGAAGACCGCCGCCGTCCCGGTACGACACCTGGGCGTTGGCCTTCATGTTCTGGTAGTGGTGCTGACCACCGGGACCGAGCGTGTGCAGACGGACACTGCCGTTCGCCTTGCGCGCCACGCTGATGACCTTGTGCTCCTCAAGCTGGCCTTTGTTGCCGAAAACTACGTTGTGGCCATACTTGAGCTGGCTGGCTGACTTGTGCGTGAAGCCCCGAACACCGCTGTCTGCGCTGGCCCGCTGGCCCTTGGACGCCATGTGGCGCTTTGCTGTCGCGCTGGCCGTGTTGTGCGCTGTTGCGCTGGCTGTGTCGTGTGCAGAAGACCCGCCGCCACCACGGTGGCCCGCGTCCCATTCCGCCCAGTCCAGGTCAATGACCTGACCTGCGGAACTGTCGCTGGCGTGGCTGTGCGAACCCAGCTTGGCGAAGCCCTTCTTGCCGTACTTCCGGCGGCCGATCCAGGCAGCCAGGGCTCCGGGGTTGTGCGCACCGCGAGCAGCCAGCTTGCCTGACAGAGCGGCGAAGTTAGCCCCGCTACCGGGGGGAGCCCCTGCCGTCGTCGCCATGCGCAGCCTTTCCTGAAGATGTGCTGCTTCTGTGCGACATCGTACGGGTCTGCCTGCCTGCCTGCCAGGATCTCAGCGTGTCGTGATCAAATCTTCTGCAAGTTCTTGTGCCTGGGTGCTTGACAGACCGGCCGAGGTGAAGACCATGGCGAGGAACTGGGCGGCACCGTCCTCTGCCTGGCTGTTGGCGAGCTGCTTGATGATGTTGCCGTGCGCCTGCTTCTTCATGCTCTGCACCCGGCGCTTCAGCTTCTTCTCCTGGTGCGCCTGGTAGAGCGGCTGGATGATGGCCTGGGAGATGGCGGTAGCAACAGGGATGATGGCCAGCAGCCATTCGTGCATGCTGACGGGAGTGGTGCCTGGCAGCGCGAAGAACGCGCCCAGGGTGATGCCGAGGTTGGCGAGAGCGGCACCGATCGCCGTGACCAGGCCGCGATGCTTGTCGGCCTCCTCGTGCGCCTGGGCGATCATCTCCTCCTTGCGCTGCTGGAGGCTGGCCAGGCGGTCCTTGACCTGCTCGTTGCGTATCTGGGCTGCCTGCCTGGTTGACAGGTCGCGAACTGCCTGCTCCAGGTCAGCCAGGCGCTGGTCGCGCTGCTTGGCCTCTTCAGCCAGGCGGTGAGTCTCGCTGTCGGCGGCCAGGGCTGCCTTGGACAGGGAGTTGACCGCAGAGCTGATCTTGTCCGCGTCTGCCGGGCTAAGCTGGCCGTTCTGCCTGGCCAGGTCGATCTGGTGCACGGCGTTCCTGGTATGCGCGACCACGGTCCTGTGGTCGAGGGCCTGCTTCGGGTCCACTGGCTGGTCCGGGTTATGGCCCTTGATGATCGCCTTGGTAGACGGCGACATGCCCTGGACCTGCGTGATCTGCCGGGTGAGCCGGGAGGTGGCGGCGTGGTGGCCGCGCTCGATGTCCTGGATCTTGGCCTGGAGATCTGATGACCCGCCGCCGCTGACACGCTGGAACTCCCCGTGAGGGTTGCGAACCAGGTGGTGCCGCTCCATGAACCCGGTGACTACCTGCCAGCTCACCAGCTCGATGGGCTCGGCTAGCTGCGATGCAATCCCGACGAAAGCTGGCGGGACAACTCCTCCGCTGCTGCCAGGCGCTCGTCCTCCGGCAGGTCGCAGTACCCCTCCGGCACGCGAATTGTCACCTTGGGTGTTGGCGTGCTCGATGATGCGTCCGCCACCGGTACCTCCCGTGTCTATCTCCCTGCCATTGTCAATGTCCCAGATGGCGATCTGATTCCTGGCTCTACCAGCCATTTCTGCCTCACCACGGTCTGTGATGTTCTCGGAGGGGTCCAGCCACAGCTTGCCGTCGCTCACCCAGCCGCCGAGGAACATGCCCGGCTTGGAGAAGGAGGCCCGCTCGGTCATGAGCATGTCGTCTATGGACCGCGCCAGCTTCTTCGGGTCGTCCAGGACAGTCTCAGGGTAGGTGTGCGTGTGCCCTTCCAGCGAGACCATGAACCCGTGGACGGGCTCGCCGCCGTCGCTGACGCTAACGGAGAAGCCCTCGCGGTTGCGCTCGATGGTCTTGACCGCCTGCGGTACCCCGCCGAACCTGGTCCACCGGCCGCGCGAGTCGCGGGCCTCGTCCTGCCAGCCCAGGTCGGTCACCTGGCCGTAGATCGTGCTGGCGTCCAGCATCGTGGTGCCCGCGTGCGTGGGGATCTCGTCGTGGAGTGCCTCGTTGTCCCACTTCCGCCAGGCGTTGCGGATCATCGTCGCCCGGCCAGCCTGGCGGGCTGCCGCCCCGGTGTTCCCCGCTACCTGCCTGGCCTCGGTGTAGTCGTTCTCCTCCTGCTGCTGGAGCCAGGTCATGGCCTGGAGCTGGTGCGGGGACATGGCGATGCCGTCGCGCTGGGAGATCCGCCGGGCGGCCTCGCGGTACTGGTCGGCCACGTAGTCATAGAACCGGGGCTTGTCGATCGGCGCCTTGTCGGCCTCGGACTTGGGCAGCCTCTTGCCCATCACGACGGACATCGCGTGCCGGTCGATCACCACGTCGCCCATCGTGTCGCCCGGCGCGTCGCCGCCGTTGCGGATCAGGCGGCCGAACGCCCGGGTCTTCGAGGACCCCAGGGCCTGCTCCACCGTCTGCCCGTCCAGTCCCTTCTGCGCGTTGGCCTGCATCGAGCCGGTGATCATGCCCTCGCCGGGGCCGATGGCGCGGCCCAGCTCCAGAGCCCGGTCGGCGTTGAACATGTTGACCGGCCAGGCGGTCTGCGGCGAGTACGCCGAGAGCACCACAGCGCCCTTCTCCGCGTCACCGTGCGCGATGGCCTTGGCTACCGAGTGGGCGTCGGCGTACCAGCGCATGCCCTGCTGCCGGAAGCCCTCCGGGGTGCGGTCGTAGACCGCCATGACGTTCTCCGGGCTGACCGGGTGCTGCTGGAAGAACGGGTGGTCAGACGGGTGGTGGTAGGTGGCGACATCCCGGTGCAGCCGGTTGGTGTCCGGGGACTGGTAGTCAGCCCCGGACACGTGCGTGGCCTCGCCGCCCTCCCGGGTCCACTCGCCGTGCTCGTTGCGCAGCTCAGCGGGGTTGAACCGCCAGCCCATCTCGATCTGCTCGTCGTAGTTGTCGTCAGGGTCCTCGTCCAGCCAGCCCTGCCCCTCGTGCTCCAGGGCTGCCAGGCTGGTCGATACTCTCTGCCCGTCCGAGGTGATCAGCGTCATTTATACCCGTCCAGAGTGTGCAATTTCATTGACCTGGCAGGCAGATCCTCGGGGGGCAAGTGACTAAGCGCGTATTCTCCGAATGCCTTCGCGGCGGGGCGCGGGTTTTTATTCAGGGTGAACTCGGCCCACAGCTCGCCCTGCATTTCGTACGGGCTGGATATGCCGTATTGCGAGATAGCCTTTTCCATGGCGTAGCGATTCCGGTCGGCCCAGTTAGCCAGATCCCTGAATATAATCCTGCCCGTCTTGCCTTTGGCCGGAGGCGGTTGGATGCCGATCGCCTTGGCGATAGGAGCCCAGTAGCCGGGGTCAGTCAGCAGGTGGCGGTTCCTCTTCGTCAGGTGCGCGCCTACAACGTGCCCCATTTCGTGGGATAGCGTCATGTCGATCAGCGAGTGCTGCGTGGCCGTGGGCACCCAGAAGCCCTCTTTTTCCTGATCCTTCTCCAGCTTCCTGGCGTCCCCGTCGCCAATCACGTCGGTCGATCCTGGAGGGAGGAATATCGTGCCATTGGGCATGGTCTCGCCCAGCACAGAGGGATTACCGTGCGCGTCGGGTATGTGGTTGGTGAAGGTGACCACCTGCTGGTCCACGATGCCGGGAATCAGCTTGCGCTGGCGCTCCAGGCTTTTGGCAACCTCGGCGGTCGCTGCGGTCTTGATGGCGTCAGGCATGTACCTGATGTCGGACTTCTCGTCCGGCTCGCTCCAGTCGTCGTCGCCGTAGTAGCCGCCGTAGCCGTGACCTGGGTCGAACCCGATCTTCTCCTCGCCGCCGCCGTCAGCCCCGTGCACCCAGCGACCGTCCGGGCCACGCGGCTCGTTCAGCCAGGCTTTCTCCCAGCCCAGATCCAGGAGCTGGGAGCTGAGCAGCGTCACAGCTTCGCTGCCTGCGCGGTGAGCGCAGCGGCCTGGGACAGAAGAGAGATGGCCTGCTTGGTCAGGGCGGCGATCTGCGTCTTGATCTGGGCCTGGGCTATGTGCTGCTGCATCGCCGCGATCTGCGCCGGGGTAACTGCCTTGCCAGCCGCCGAGATCATGGCGGCAACCTGGCCCGCAGGGGTAGCTGCGGTCGCGGCCTTCGCCTTGGCTGCCGCCGCTACTCCGGCCGGGGTCTTGGCCGCTGCCGCCTTGGCTGCGGCTGCCGGGGTAACGGCCTTCTTGGCGGCGGTCTTAGACCCGGCCTGCTTGGCGGTCTTGCCCTTGAGCGCCTTCTTCAGGAGCGCTATCTGCCGGGCCAGGCGTGCCGCCTGCGCCCGGAGCCCGGCGGCCCGCTTGAGCAGCGCCGCCTTCTGGCTGGCCTTGGAGTTTGCGGCACTCTGAGCGCCCCCGCCGCCTCCGCCGCTGCCGAACTGCCCTCCGGCCGGGGACCCCGCCGCGACGTGCGTGTCCTTGGCTGCCCCGGCCGCCGTGCCTACCAGCTCGATTGCACGCACAACTGCACTGACGTTTGCATGTGCATGTGCAATTGCCCGCTTGGCGTCCCAGTCGGTGTTGGTGGCCTGCGACGCGGAGCGGACCTCGGCGTGCTTGCTCGTATTCGCCCACTTGGCCGTTGACGCCTTGGCGATAGCGATGGCGTGGGAGAGATCCCTGGCCCGGCCCTGCCGCAGAATGGCGTGAGCAATGTTCTGGATGTAGGGCGGCAGCTCCATGCCCTTCTGGTGCCAGAGGCCGGGACCGCCGGGCTTGCCGAACGGGTGCGGCGTGGTCGCCAGGGCCGGGGTCTGCGCGGACAGCTCCAGAATCCGCCGCCCCAGCTCCTGGTTGGCTGCCTGGATCGTGCGCGACTTCCTGGCGTACGACCTGGCTGCTACGGTGCGCGCCTCGAACACCCGGGTCCTCTTCGGCTGCGCGGCCAGGCCCTGCCCGGTGTGCAGCAGGTCCAGCTTGTCGGCCGCCGCGTTCAGCCGAGCGGCAAAGTTGGGGTCGCTGTAGGACTCGCGGCTGGCCGCCTCGCGGATCGTGCCGGAGTGCGCGCGGGCCAGCGACGGCTGGCCCCGGTCGATCATGTCGGCGGCGCGCTTGAGAGCCCGGCTGGCCGGATTTTCCGGCGTGCTGTCCGGGTACAGGCCAGCGGCCATCTTCGACGCCGAACGGCTGAACGGCCCCTCCCTGGAGCCCACCAGGGCCGAGAAGTTCCGCCCCTGGTGGTAGTCCGACTCGCGGCCGAGCTGCCGCAGCTCCTCGGCGTGCGCGTGGCTGCCGATGCCGCCCTTCTGCATCCCCTTCGCCATAGCGCTGCTGTCGGCAACATGCCTGGCCACCGCCAGGCGGTCGGCAGATGCCATGCGCCCGGTCCACCGGCCGTGATGGTCGCGCGGCTGGAGCGGGTTGAACGCCAGCTCGACCGCCGTGGTGAGATCGCCGCTCTGCGTCGCCGCCGCGACCTGCTTGGTCTCCCGCTGGCTGGTCATCTGCTGCGGCTTGGACACGTTGATGTCGATCCGTCCGATATTGGTGGTGTCCGGGGCGTTGAGCGCCTTGTCGCCGCCGGGCTGTCGCGCCGTGGGCTTGTCCGTCAGGTCGTTGCTGCCGTCGCTGGCCCCGGGCAGGTCGGCGTGCGGTAGCTGGCTGTTCTCCGCCTGCATGTCCTCGATGTCTTTGACCAGCAGCATGTGCCGGTGCACCGCGTCCATCGAGCGCTTGGCCGCGTCGTGCTGGTCATCGGCCAGCAGCCCGTGACGGCGCAGCGACTGCGGCGTCATGTTGCCGACCGCTGCGGTCAAGTGCCGGTTGGCGGCGCTCGGCATGTTGTTGTCCAGTGCCCTGGCCGCGTCGCGGATGTGCTGGTGCGCGCCGAGGTCGGGGTGCCGTTCCTGCATCTGGTCGGCCATCTTGCGCATCGACGCGGAGACGGTCTTGCGCATCACGCTGGTCGGCTTGTACGCCGGGACCCGGGGCGGCCGGTAGGAACCGGCGGCGAACTCCATCGGGTTGGACAGCTCGTCCATGCCGCCGCTGTCGTAGCTGTCGGCCTGGTTCAGGCTGGGACCGGAGGGAGTGTCCTCTTCGTTGGCCGCTTCCCGCTGCCGCCGCCGGACTTCCTCGGGGTGCGCCTTCTCCCAGGCCGTGGGCTCGAACGACTTGAGAGCCGCCTGGTCCTTGTAGTCCTGGACCTTCTGGTTGAACATGTCGATCGCTTGCTGCCGGATCTGGTTTGCCCGCTGCATGTCACCGGCTGCCTTCGCGGCCAGGAACTGGTTGTGCAGGCGCTGGACATCGGGGTGCCTGGCAGCCGACGCCTTGGCCATCTCGCTCAGCGAGCTGGGGTCCGGCGGCAGGTCCAGTGCATCCACGTAGCTGTTGCCGATGTTGTTGCTAGTCCACTCTCCGTGGGCGTCGCGCCGCTCCATCGGGTTAAAGTGGAACCCCAGCTCGACGGTCATGCTGCCCTCCTGTACCGGCCAGTGCCCGGGATTCCGTAACTCGGCAGCAGGCGGGCGCCGGGAAAGAGAGCACCCGCCCGGCACCGGCAGTGCGGGTGGACGGCTCCCGGGTACCCGATCAGCGGCATGTGATCAGCGTAGAAGTTCCTGCCATCTGCCTGCCTGCATTCTGCGCTGGTCCGCGTGTCATGTACAGTGTGCCAGCCCAGAAGAAGGCCGCGTGTCATTGCCTCGTTATCCACCTGGGCGCCTGCCTGGCTGCGCTGCCAGGTAGCCACCAGGTGCTGGGCGTAGAACCGGCGCTCGCGGTGTATCGCGCTGGCCAGGGCCGAGAGCTGGCTGGTGTTCCTGCTGCGGGCTGCGGCCAGGTCGGCGCCGATGCGCCTTGCTGCGGTCAGCACGAACGAGGCCCGGCGCTGGAGGTTCAGCCGCTCGGTCGTCATCGTCGCCGGGCCATAGAACCCGGTCACGCCCGGCGGGTTGCTGATCGCGATGTCCAGCGCCGCGAGCACGGCCCGGGGCGGGACGCCCGCGAAGTACGCCGTCCCGGCCAGGCCAGCCAGGGCAGCAGAGGCAGACACGGCAGTGAGGAGCGCGGTGCCGACCGCCGCGACAGCAGCGGCGTCGGCGGCCGGGTTGACCGGCTGCGGCTGCTGCGGAGTGGTCATGTGCCTTCATCCCTGCCTACGGCCTGTGTGCGCCAGATCATGAACGCCCGCCAGAGGATTACCGCGCCGGTCCCGAAGACGGCTGCCACCTGGAACCAGGCCAGGAACGGCCCGTACGGCACGCCGAACATGACGTGCAGCGGGGCGGGTGCCAGGGACACCCAGACGCAGGACTCCAGCAGGACGATGTTCCAGCCCCAGTCGCTGCGCCACCACGGCCAGATCAGCGAGACGGCCGGGGTGAACAGGAAGCTGATCCAGAACGTCGCTACTGACGCGATTGCCAGCATGGTCGGGGGCTGCACATTAACCGTCCCCTTGCCTATCGCGCTCGGCCCCGGCCTTCTGGTCCCGGTAGATGAGCACTGTGCGCCAGGCGATGACGAACGGGATCACGGTGAGGGCGGCTACCTCGACCCACTCCAGGACCAGGCCGGGCTCGATGCCGAACTCCGTCTTGAGGACGGAAGCAAGCAGCGCCAGGGCGAGCATCTCGGTCTTGATGGCCATGTTCCAGCCCCACATGCTGCGCCACCACGGCCAGAACAGGCGGACGATGGCGGGCCAGGTGAAGCACACCCAGAATGTGACGCCGATCGCGTACGTAGCCCATTCCCGAAGGAACTGGAGCTGTGTCATCCCCCGCCGTCCTTCAGTTCTCTTGCCCTCCGCTGTATCAGCATGTTCAGCCGGGGCGCGATGTGGTTCTCCTTGCGCAGGTCCGCGAGCGGGAGAGTCACGTGCTCGTGGTCGTGCGCCAGGCGCTGCTCAGCGGCGGCTAGCTCGCGCTTCGTCTCTGCGCGGTCTACTGCTACCACGGCCTTTCGCCTCCAGAAAAACCTCATTCACTCCAGCTCCTTGCGGAGACCGAGCATCACGTCCCTGACGATCTGGCCGGTGACTACCCCGGCGTCGGCCCTCGCCCTCTCCAGCTCAGCGATCCGCTTCCAGTCGTCGCGGTCATCTTTCATCTCCTGGTAGCGCCCCTTGGAGACAATCTGGTCCGTGATAAACAGCGCGACGAATATCAGGCAGACGCCGACAACTCCGGCCCCAGCCCCGCCGAACAACTGGAACAGGTCCGCCGCCGTCACCTGCTACCTCCTGAACTGTCATGCCATCCGCCCCGGGGGCGGCACCATCGGCGGCTTAGCGGGCGGGGTAGCCGAGCCGACCGCAGGCGGCCCGGCAGCAGCGCGAGCACCAGGCGGCGGCGGCCGGAGCCCGGCGCCGCCGTTCTGTGCTGCCGCGTGCTGGGCGATGCCGAACGCTGCGCCGGTCATGCCCTGGAGCGCCCCGAGGCTGCCCGCTGCCTCCGGCGGCATGCCCGGCGGCGGGTTGCCCGCGAGCTGGTCGGCCCGCTGGCTGGCCGTGGAGATCAGCGCGTTGTGCACCTGGTCCACGTCGAGCTGGAGGATCGTCGCCATCCGCTCGGTGATCAGGTCGAACACCGGCAGCGGCACGTGCAGCACAGGAGCGGCGGCCATCTGGCCGAAGAGAGTCAGCAGCGCCTGGATCTGCTCATCCTGGAGCGGCCCGCACTTGATCTTGGGGAACGCGGCGTCGGACCCGAAGTTCAGGATGACCAGCGGCCGGGCCACGTCGTGAGAGAGCGACCCGGCTATCTCCTTGGACACGGCCTGGCGTGACTTCAGGTAGAAGCTGCTCTGGTCCTGGGACAGGGCGTAGCTGCCCTTGCCGCCGGTAGCCGAGCCGGTGAGCGCCATGAACCCGGCCAGCACGCTGTGCGTCTGCCAGCCCTCCAGGAACGACAGCGCGTCCAGGAAGAACTTGCCGTTGTCGCCGTGCGACTCCAGTACCTCGAACGTCTTGCCGTTGTCCGGCGGTCGCTCCAGGCCGACGACGCCCGAGGACTTCAGGGACGCGATGTTGTCGGCGCGGTCGTTGGCCTCGTTCTGGTCGTTGCCGTAGACGATGGTCCTGGGCAGCGCCTGGTTCTCCAGGAAGTGGTACCAGAGGTAGAGCAGCTTCATCTTGGTCTGGTAGCACCAGTACGACACCTCCATCTCGGAGGTGCCGGTCAGCGGCTCCATGTCCTTGCCGTGCGTATAGATGTAGCTGCGGACCCGGGGGATGTCCACGTACCCGGGGACCTTCTGCTTGGACGTCAGCGCCAGGTTGCCGCCGAACAGCCAGACCTGCTGGCGGAAGCCGTTCTGCTCGCCGCTGCGGTCGTTGTACCGGGCCTGGCAGGTGGCGGGCGGGCGGTAGGCGATCTTGTCATAGATGATCTTGTTGTCGTCTTCGCGGATCTTGTAGACCTTCTCGAAGAACGACCGGCGGAAGATCTGCGCCGTGGTGACCTGGCCGATCAGGTCATGCCAAGGCGTCTGCATGCCGCCCTCGCTGTCGGGGGTCATCAGCACCGAGTGGACGAACTCTGCCTCGCCCTTGTCGCCCCGGGCTGGCTCTATCGACCAGTCGGCCTCGCGGATCGGCAGGGTGAGCACCAGCTTGATCGCGTTGCAGATGCCGTCGCGCGAGAACATGACCTTCATGTCCCGCGCGCCCCACTCGCCGTAGTCGAAGACGTCGCCCTCGCCGTAGTAGGCGAACAGCCGCTGGCCCCAGTCGAACTGGGTGCCGATCTCCTGGCTCATCAGATCGCGCCTGCGGGCGCCGGGAGAGCCGGGAGGTGCCAGGTCGGGGAACTCTACGACGTTGCCGCCGCCGGAGATCTTGAACCCCTTGCCAGTCGCCACCGTCGCACCTCCTGACTGACAAGGTACAGGCAGGCAGGCAGACAGGCGAGCACCTCTTAGTCAGTGGCGGCCTCGATGGCAGGCTGCTGCTCGCCGTACGCCTGGTAGAGCGTCTTCTTCGGTTCTACCAGGACGTACGGCAGCATGATCTGCTCTATCTCGGCCAGGCCCGCCTCGATCATCGCGATCTGTACCTCAAGCCAGTCCTTGAGCACACGCCAGGTCACTCGCGCAGCCTGTTCGCGGGAAGCGAATCGCGGCGGAATGCCGCCGCTTGCCCGCGACGACCGCAGCAGCGCCTGGTACGTGCCCTCGATGTTGGCGGGCATGTCGAACGCGCGGTCACCCCAGCGGGTGGCGATCACGAACGACAGGCCGATCGGCACCTTGTGCTCCATGTCAATGGAGATCTTGCGCGCCCCGGCGTTGGCCAGGATGCCCATGCACTCGGTGGCGGACTTGCTGGGGTCGATGGTCGTGGTGTAGTTCAGCGGGCCTGGCATGACTGCCTCCTACTTGCCGGTGCTGAGCGCCAGGCCGCTGCCCGAGCCGGGGAAGCACTGGAACCCGGCCGGTAGCTGCCCGGCCTCGGACTTGACGTCGGTCAGGCACTGCGCGACGAGCTGCGCCACGGTGGGCGTGCCCAGCTTGGCGAACGCCGCCGCGTTCTCGGTGTTGACCTTGACGTTCTCCGTCGCGATGGCGTCGTTGGCGAATGCCTGCTGGATGGCTTGCAGCTTGGCCTCCACCGAGTCGGAGAAGTGCGCGTACGGCATGAGCACCGACTTGACCTGGATGTCGGCGCCGATGTCGGTCTCCATCTGTGCCAGGATCTGCGGGCCGAACGACGTGAACTGGCTCGACGCGGTGTTCGTGCCGGTCACGTTGCTGACGTCGGTGATCGGGTTGTAGTCACCCAGCACCTGGTTGACCACCTGCTTGAACTCGCGCACCACCACGGCGTCGGTGATCACGGTCATGAAGTCGCCGTGGTTGGCGTAATTGCTGTACAGCGTGCCCGCTGCTCCCGGCAGGATCTTCCACTGGATCGTGGTGTCCACGCAGGCCGTCTGCTGGCCGCCGATGCGCACGGTCAGGCAGTTCCTGCCCTCGAAGGTCGTGGTCTGCACGGTCTCGTCCACGTGGACGACGTTCAGCCACGGCTCCCAGGTCTCGTGCATGCCAGGGCCGAACACGCCCGAGCTGACCGCGCCGAAGGACACCGGCACGCCGATGTTCCTGGTGGGCACCGACTTGACCCCGGCCAGGGCGAACAGGCCCAGCCCGAGGATGACGCACAGCGCCGCTGCGCTGCCCGATATGCCACGGATGCTGACGCCGCCCTCGGTCTTGCCCGAGACGAACACGGCGACGATGGCGAGTATCACCGCCGCCAGCCAGAGCATGATGGCTAGAACGAACCATCCCATTTGCGTTGCCTCTCCCTCTCCCTTGCAGCCAGTCGCTCCAGCTCCGCCGGAGTCTTCGCCTGGCCGAGGTTTGCCAGGTACGCCGTGGTGGCGTCCCGGTCTTCCTGCTCCAGCAGCCCACGAGCACCCTCGCGCACGAGCCGCTGCTTTCTGCCTTTCACGACGACCACCACGGTGACCACGGCAGCAGCCAGCGTCGCCACGAAGGCGAACAGCAGCAGCAGCAGGTCTGTCATGATCATCTCCCTCGTAAGCACGCGGGGCGGCGGGGTTCGAACCCGCGATCTCCGACCCGTACCAGTTCGGTGAACGGAGAGCCCCTGGCTGGGCGCCGCTTGGCCTCTCCACGGCCCACGCACACCGCGTACTTGGCTACCAGACTACCGCCAGGCGTGCACCGCCGCGCGCTGTCTGCGCGGCCGGTCCTCGTCGTCCGCGCCGTCCTGCGGGTTGAGGAAGTTGTCGCTGTCTTTCGGTGCGAATCCCTCCAGGTCCCAGTCGCCGCCGGAGACATCGAGCAGCCCGCCGTGCGCGCCCTTGAGGCGGCGCCGGGACACCGCCTGCGACGGTGAGATGCCGATCGAGTCCAGCTCCTCGGCCGCCGCCCAGCGCCGCACCCCGGCGCGCACCGGGTTCTCCTCGAACGTGGCGTTGAGGAACGGCGTGCACGCCCAGACCAGGCTGTCCAGCCGGTCGGGGGACCGCTCGTCGGCCGCGCCCGTGAACGTGGCCATCTGGTCCTCCAGCTCGGCCATCTTCACGATGTCGCGGTGCCAGGTCTTGGCCAGGCTGTCCGGGTCGGTGATCTCGTACGTCTGGCCGTCATAGCAGTGCTTGACCACGCCGCGCTCGTACAGCGCCGAGACCGGCTCGGCCCGGGTGCGCTTGCCCTGGTTGCGCCCGGCCCACACCTTTTCCACAGCCGGGATCTGCTCGGCCCTGATGACCCCGCTCTTGACCAGATCCTTGATCACCTGACGGAACACTGTGACTAGCCACTCGCCGCCGTGGTTCTTCTCCACCACGATCCTGGCGTGCCACTGGACCGCCTCCAGCACGACACGCTTGGCGAAGGCCGCAGGAGCCTCCTGGCCGCCCCAGTTCTTGGCGACGTACAGGTAGCCCAGGTGCATGCCCGCGATCGTGTACGCCTGCTCGTCGCTGGTCTCCTGGCCGTCTGACGGGTCCACCCCGATGACCGTCCGGGTGAGGAACGGCGGCCCGCCTTCCTGCCCGACCATCGGCACCTGGATCTCGTCCAGCAGGTCCCGGGTCCACAGGGCATTGGCCACGTCCTCCAGCAGCTCGCCCTCCAGCTCCTGGCGCTCCAGCCTGGTGCCCTTGGCTGCACCGACGACTGCCCGGTAGAACGCGCTGGACAGGTTGGCCACGTTGTCGATGGTGCGCAGCTTGCGGACGATGACGCCGCCCTCAGACGGCTCGTTGCGGATCAGCGAGCGGACCAGGGCGCGAGCCGGGCGCGACGCCTTCGGAGTGCCGGTGGCGATGATGACCGAGGAGCCCATGCGCACCGCGTACCGCAGCGACTCGTTCCAGGTGGTGTCCCACTTGTCCCAGAGACCTACCTCGTCGCACCAGGCGGCGCGCAGGTTGCGGCCCTGGATGCGCAGCCCTCCCTCAGCGGCGGAGTCGGCGTAGACCACGATGCCGTTGTGCAGGATCACCTGGCCGTAGGTCCGCCAGGCGCTGCGGACGATCTTGCTCTTGTGGTCCTTGATCTGGCCCATCGACGTGCCTAGTGCCCTCAGCAGGCCGGACTCGCCCTCCACGCACTTGGTCCAGGCATCGGCGTAGGTAGGCGCGACGATCGCGTACTCGCCCTCGCCGCTGGTGTCTTCCATCACGAGGTCGGCCAGGCCCTGCGCCCCTGCCCTGGTCTTGCCTGACCCGCGCCCGCCCTGGAGATAGAACACGCGCCACTCGCCGGTTCGCTCGGGCAGGATCTGCTCCGGCCGCGCTACCTTCCGCCAGCGCAGCCGTGGGTCCTCCGGCAGGACGTCCAGCCGGGAACCGAACTCCTCCCAGAGCGTTCTCACCCTGCCAGCTCACCCTGGATGACCCTGATGTTGGCGCGGAAGGCGGTACGCGCGCTGATCTGCCCGTCGAGGCCGACGTGGGACGCCTCCAGGGCCATGTTCAGCGCCTGTTCCAGCATCCTGAGCTGCTCTTCGCGGATGCCCTGGAGCCGGTCGTCAATGTTCAGCTTGGAGATGTCGAGCAGCAGCTTGGCGTACCGCTCCAGGGCGCGCTCGTACAGCAGGATCTCGGCGCGGAACTGCTCACCGGCCTTGCTGTGCGCGTACCGCAGGGTGCCGCGCTGGACCATCGCGGCCACCGTGTCGCGCAGCATCTCCTTCATCGCCTTGATCTCGGCGGCCAGCTCCAGCAGCTCATCGAGCGGGCTGCCGATGCCAGGGGGATTGAGCAGCCTGTCGCCGTGCGCGGCCATGATCTCCTGGAGCGTGGCCGCTGCCCGGTTCTCCACGCCCCTGACCGCCGAGAACTCGCGGGTGATCGAGCTGCCAGCGCCGTGGACGGTGCACATCGGCGGGATGCTGTCGGACACCGCGTACTTCCGGCAGGCGTCAGGAGCGCCGAACTGGCGGCGGCAGCGCTTCGCCCCGGTGATGTCCTCGGCCTCTTCCAGGAGATCATCGGGGACGTGCAGGAGGCAGGCCCCGAGGCCGTCCACCTCGTTGTTCTGGCACGGGGCGCCGTTGACGGTCTCGCCTCCGCACTTCCTGTCCCCGGAGCCGGGCAGTTTCACGTGGAACCTCCGTCATGGTGGCTGACCAGCAGGGCAGTAGTGAAGAACGAGAATACCGCCGACCACAGCGGGATCATCAGCACCATCGCGGCCAGGGCCAGTCCGTACTGGAGCCGCCCGTGCAGCGCGATATCGCAGCCGTCCGTGGTCGCCAGGCCCGCCGTGCAGTAGACGCCGTGGATCGGGCCGGTGCGCGTCACGGTGCCCATCAGCCAGCCGAGCACCACGACCAGGACGACGGTCACGCCGAGCAGGTACAGCGCCCGGTGGTGGTGCTTGTTCAGTGCCACTCGTCGCAC